CTCGGCGTTCGACGGCAAGCGCATCGAACAGCTCGACCGCAAAGGCACGGTGAACAACAAGTTCAACGCCTTCATCATGCAAAAGCTTGAAGAAGCCGGCATCCCGACTCAGTTCGACAAGCTGCTTGGCGACAACGAGTGCCTGGTGAAGAAGCTCGACATGATCCCGGTTGAGTGCGTCGTGCGTAACTACGCCGCCGGCAGCCTGGTCAAGCGTCTGGGCGTGGAAGAGGGCATCAAGCTCGAACCATCGACCTTCGAACTGTTCCTCAAGAACGACGAAAAGGGCGACCCGTTCATCAACGAATCCCACGTTGTGGCTTTCGGCTGGGGCACCGCCGAGCAGCTGGTCGAGATGAAGAAGCTGTCGCTCAAGGTTAACGAAGTGCTGAACAAGCTGTTCGATGACGCCGGCCTGCTGCTGGTCGACTTCAAGCTCGAATTCGGCGTGTTCCACGGCCAGATCGTCCTCGGCGACGAGTTCAGCCCGGACGGCTGCCGCCTGTGGGACAAAGAAACCCGCAAGAAGATGGACAAGGACCGCTTCCGCCAGGGTCTGGGCGACGTCATCGAAGCCTACGAAGAAGTTGCCAAGCGTCTGGGCGTGCCGCTGTAAGGCTCGCTGTGACGCAAGCGTTTGATACCACGCGAATTTTTTTCAGATAAAGGTTTGCCTTTTACGAAATCGCTGGTATGATGCGCGCCATTGGAGAGATGCCGGAGTGGTCGAACGGGACGGATTCGAAATCCGTTGTACTGGCAACAGTACCTAGGGTTCAAATCCCTATCTCTCCGCCATATGCGAAGTAGTCGAAGCCCCCGAAAACGTTGACGTTTTCGGGGGCTTCGTCGTTTCTGGCGTTGGCGTTAGGGCAATTCTAGGGCAAACCACATCGCATTCAGCCCGCACTAGGCCGGAATACGCCACCTAAATCTGCTATCAAAATGATTTTCATAGGTAGGACTGAGCAACCTTGGATCACGAGGCTAGCGTATAGCTATCGCATGAGCATTTGTGACATATTGCCACCATCTCGTCGGATCGGGTTGCCGGGTCTGAAGGTATGAGTTAACCTGCGTGTTAAGGAGTCGGCATGAAGCTGCACGTGCTAACAAGGAAGTACATCCTGGAGAAGGCGGGTGTGAACACCGCTAAAATGACCTCAATCAGTGGAACTCTCAAATGGGTGCCAGTGATGATCCTCCCTGCCTCGGGTCAGCCAGACAAAGCTTCCTTCATTAAGTCTGTGATCGCTGATGTCGACGACCGCTCGAAGCGAAGTCACTTCGTGGCGATGATCGATGCAATTTTCAGTGGAATGACACTGGATGATTTCTCTGAGCACTTTGCCAACTGCGCTGTCAAATACAAGGTAGCGGGCAAGTTTGATTATGCGAGCAAGGTAGAGAATCTGAGGGAGCTCAAGCATGGAAACAAGGATCGAATTTACCTGTATCCATATACAGGAAAAAGTGAGCGCTACCTGTTCTTTCTTGAGGCCGCTCACAAGAACCAAGAGCAAACCGAGAAATCGGTGAAGGACCGTCTTGGAGACTTGATTAAGAAAATCATCGACGAGAAATTATAGTCCTTATTTAGGGTCACGTTATGAACAACTTTGATATTGCCCAACAAATTGCAGAGGATGGTGAAGTTTTCAGTTATGCGCGACGTGGTGCGCCTATTCTTGAAATTAGGCGAATCATGGCGCTGAAGGGACTGAAAAATATCGACATCGCTGAAAGACTTGGAGTCTCCGAGGCCAATGTTTCTCGGTGGCTGCGTGGCGATCAAAATCTCAAGATTGATACTATTCATTCTCTTGCTGACGCGGTCGAGGAAAGACTTGACCTCTGTTTTGGCGAATCTCACTTGAGAGTGTTTTTGTCTGAAATGAATTATTCTGAGCCTGAGGTTCAGAAGTTTGCTGCCAACGTTTATCCAATTGCAGATTACAGATATGCTCGTGCAGATTTTGTATCTTGTAACGATGAAGAGTACGGAGAGGTAGAGGCCAATGAAGGCTGCTTCGCTTTCAATTGAGAAGGTTGAATTCATCCATGTGAAAGTGGAAACAAATAATTCATTCGAGGGTGAGTTTTCCTCGGATTTTAAGCAGCTGGATTTCCCGTTTAAGGGCGTGACTTTCCGTAGACGTATGAGTTTGCAGTATGACAGAGAAAAGCCTGAAGATCCCAAGAGCTTTGTGTTCGGGTTGAACGTCATGCTTACCGAAGATCCAGAAGACCCGGAGAACATGTCTTTGCCTTACAACATTGATGTGAAGGCAGTCGCATACATGCGTTACGAGTCTGACCAGCTGTCTGGGATGGAGCGTTTTCGTGCGATCAGAGCTACCGGATATTCAGTTTTGTACGGAGCGATCCGTGAGATGGTTTCTAATCTCACTGCGAGGGCTCCGCATGGAATGTGGTCTCTTCCGTCTGCAAACTTCAACGCTTCCGCGAATGATGAGGCGGTGCGCGATGAGGAAAAGCGCCAGGAACTTATTGCTAAGAAGTCCATCGTAGCTACGAAGAAGCCACGTAAACGAGTAAACAAGTCGACGGATAGCTAATAAAAATTTTGATTTTTCATAAAATTAATAAAGGGTGGCCATCATGATTCTGAAGGCCACCCTTTTTATTTATCAAACCCCATCATTTTAGAGACTATATGCGCCATGCTTTTGGCGTCCTTCGAAATCCAGCGGCCATAATGCTTGCGTACCATTGTTGTATCGCTATGTCCGAGTTGTCGGGCGACCCACTCGATTGGGACGTAGCTCGATAGCGCTTGGCTAGCGAAGGTATGGCGTGCCTGGTTGGCGCCTCGGTGGCGGACGCCTGCCTTTGCGAGGTGGGAGGTGAACCAGTTACTGACGGTCTTCCCGTTCCACAATAGGCCGCTGGTGGAGCTGTGGAACAGGAAGCGCACCCGCTCGTGCTTCTTGGTGATGTTGTCCCGCTGGACCACGGTAACGAGTTCCGGCTCAGTCCGCTTGGCGTCGACCATGATGGCGGTCATCAGCTCCAAGGCCGGCGCGATCAGCTCCACGGTACGGATCCGTGAGCGTTCCTTCGGCACTTTGAACTCACCGGCAACCAGGGCCCGCCGGACGGTCAGGGTGCCCGCCACTAAGTCGACATCCTCTACTGCAGCGGCAATCAACTCGGACAGTGACAGCCCGGCCCAGCAGTTGAAGACGATCATTCGGGTGTCAGGGGCGCGATCAGGGTCGGTCGCGGCGATCCTGTCAATTTCGCTCCGAGTGAAAGGGTCGGCGAACTCGCTATCGTTATCTGACTGAATATTCTCAATGCGCTCCAAGGGATTAGATTTGATAATTTCGTCGCTGAATGCATCGCTCCAAACCCCTCGCACTACTGTGAATATATCGTTCACAGTTTTAGGGCTTAGGCCTGTGGTGAGTAATTCTGCTTGGAATAACTCGAGGTCACTCTTGGTGATGCTTGAGATTAACTTATCTCCGAACTTTCGCTTTACGTGTTCGGACTTGCTCTTGTAATTGATGAAAGTGCTGTGGGCCTTTTTGACTTCCGCAACTTCCAGCCAGCGGGTTATACCCTCGGTGACCGTTCGTTTGGCAGGCTCGTTCGGTAGTTCCGACCTGGCTTTCAGCCACGTTGACTCGGGAAAGTGTGTTGCGTAGTCGAAACGATTTTCCTTGATCTCAGCGAGGATGGTCCGGCGTTTGTTGTCCGCATAGGCAATCGCCGCCTTGTTGATCTTGGTCACGTTACGCAGCGGCTCGCGTCGGCGTTCGCCTTCATACATGAAGGCGATCCGCAGGAGATTGCCATTGATGTCGATGCCTTTCGGGAGTGCGGCGACCCCTGGTGGTAGCTTCTCTTTCATGGGTGGCCGGCCATCCACCTTTCAATCTCGACCCGGTTGTACACAATTACATTCGCCGGGTCGGTGCGCCATTGTTTTTCCTCAAGCCAGATTCCGCGATCGCGATATTTGCGGACGGCTTCGGTGCTCAGTCCGAACACGGGGAACAGTAGCTCTTTCCTAATCCATACTGCGGGTGTGATGAGAAGTTGCATAGCTTCGGAAGTCTGATTGCTTGCTTCGTGGATGGGTTTAACTTGTTGCTTCGCCATAAGATACTCTCCGACTTACCGAAGCGGGCGCAGTCTCTGCGCCCGTTGGAGTTGTTTAGCGGCCACGTTGGCCATATAGGTGTCCCACTCAACATTCTTCCGCTGCTGCCGGATCTTGCTGCAGGTGGCGTGGTTGCGGTTCGAACGTGCTTTGCCGCAGATGTCGCAGATTGCGGGTAGGTCGAGGCTGTGGGTGGCCATTCGTGGCCGGGTGCTGGTTATCGGTTGAGTGGAGTTAGCCATGGCACAATCCCACCAAGCCGGTTAATGCCCACCAAGGTTCTTGTGCAGCCATGAAGCCGGCGCCGGCGGAGAATCCCAGTAGAGCGGCTTTAATGGGCATGTGGCACCTCACGACCGGAGAGGGGGTTATTGAGGTCGGTCTTGCAGCCCTCCGCTTTGTCTAGGCCGTGTACGGGCGTGCTACCTGGGGTGGGGTTGCCGACGGCATGGATGCCGATCTCGGGCTTGCAGCCCTCGGCGTTTACCTGGCGGTGGCGCTCGACCTTTGTGTTCACAACCAATACCTCTGATGGGCGCGGCGGGCGTTCGGGCTCAGGGCCAGATGCTCGTAGCCGGTGACGTTGTTAACAGTCGGTGACGTGCTTTTCGCTGGCTCGCCTAGCGGGATTTGCTGGTGCAGCTGGATCATCGCAATGACAAGTGCGAAAGCCAGCAGCACGCTGATCAATTGCCAGGTGCGTGTTGGGTCACCCATGCCAGCTCTCCATATGTTGTTGAATGTGCACGTCACAGGCTGCGTCTGTTTCATCTGGTGTCTTGGTCACGCCCGAGTGGGGCGCTTTAAAGCCCATGCGGAGTGTTCTGGTCACGAACAGGTAGCGGCTTGCGTGCTTGAAAAGCTCGTTCGCGGAAATGGGGCTCACGCTTTGTTCGCCATTCAGCACTGCATCCAGGCGGGTGCGGTACAGCCCGGCCTGGCCGAGCCAAGCGGCTGCGTTGTGCTCGGCGTCGGACACTGGGCAATCGTGGACTTTGGGGCGAGGACCTTGGTGGCTGCGCTCGCACTTCCTGCAGTGATGCAGGCCGCCGTCGTAACCCTCGGAGGTGTACCAGTCGTGGCGATGGGAAGTCATGCTGCTACTGCCGCACTGGCGGGAGTGGCGCGCAAATGAGCGTGCATGCGTGTGGCCAGGTCGTCGATGGCCTGCGCCTGCTCAGCTGCTCGAGCGGCGTGAGGCTGCGACTTAAGCGCCTGCAGGGTTTGTTCGGCGAGGCGGAGCGTGGTGGCGGTGCTCCGTAGCTTCTCGTAGTCAGCTTTGGTTACGGCCATCCCTGTGTATGACAGGATCCGGGCCTCGAGCTCGGCGATCGTGTCGCGGCGGGCGTTCATGGTTTGGACGAATGACTTCTTCGCTGCCTCTAGCTCGGCCTCCTTTTCGGCGAGCCGCTGCTCGAGCTGGCTCACTAGCTGCTTGCGGATTCCTTTCTGCCAGTGTTGTCCCTCGGCTACCCCTTGGGCCCGTGCGCGGCGGCGGGCTGTCGAGAACAGGAAGGGGAGGATAATTAGTGTGACAAGCCACAGGATACCCATGACTAGAACTTGTTGGTGCGGTTGCATGTGCTGTGCTCCGGTGTGGCCCGCCACCTTGAAATGTGAGAGTCGGTGGCAGGCCGGGTGCCCCTGATGACCGGGGCCGCCTAATCAAGCGTTTTGCGGTTTTTGTTCAGCTTGGTTGTCGATGTACTGGGCGAGGTTGTGCAGGTAGACCACGTGCTGTGCCTTCGCCGAGTTGTGCAGCTTGTTGAGCTTCAAATCGATCGCGCCCTTTTTGATCAGCTCCCTGAATCGGCGGTCCGTTTTGATGTGAGGGAAGTAGTGTTCCCGCACAGCGGTGAGGGTCGGGCAGGGGGTGCTCCACTGACTGCGCAATTGCTCAAGCGTCTTACTCATGCTTGTTCCCCGTGCCCCTCTTGGGTGGGCCGGAGCTGGCCGCGCACGACTTCAGCCAAGTGGGCCTTGCAACTGCCGGTGGCTGCGGCGCAAATCTCGCCCTGCTCATTGGTCACAACTGCGCCGAATGGAAGCTGTGGGTTCGTTGTCGGGGTGATGAAAGCAATGTGTCCGGCTTCCAGGACGTCGTTAACGCTATCGAGCGCCTCCATCAAAGCGACGGCGCGCTCCGACAATTGCCCCGACTCGCTGCGGCCGTTCGCCATGTCCTCAAGGTGGTCGCGAAGGGCCCTGTATTTACCCGAGTCATTGCGCGGCAGTGTTAGCGATGCCGTAAGAGGCCCAATCGTGATTTTTAGACGGTGGGTGTTCTGATCGTTCTCGACCGCGATCTGGGCGTCGACCGTCGTTTCAGGGCGCCGCAGCGGGCATGTGGTAGTGCCGCCGTTCTCGAGCGCTCGCTGGAGCAACATCACTCGGCTTAGCGGGATAGTGAACTAGCTCAAGCGGCACCTCCCATGAGCGCGCCCGGCACGCCATGAGCGGTTCCAGTCGGAGTTACGACGATGTGCAATCCGGTGCGGCGCTGAAAAGCGATGACCTTCTGCGGGCTGTTGCATGTTGTAGGGTGGATTAGAACCGTGCCCGGTCCCTTGTGCTGTGCTGGTTTCATTGGTCCGTGTCCTGTGAGAGAGGGGTGACACGGGGTGAAATTAGCAAAAGCTAAAATATTGAGCAATAGCAAATGCTAAATATATTGGGCGCGGCAATACCTGCCGGGTGGCTGGTACCTGCCGTTGTGGGGAGGGGTTAGAGCTTCTTAGCGTTCCACGCGAGCAGCACGCGGGCTTGAATGTGCATGCGGTCAATCATGGACACGTCGATGGTGATCGGCGGGTAGATTGGATTGTCGGAAATCATACGAAGCAGACCGCCTGTAAGGCGCTGGAGACGCTTAATGAAGAGATCTCCATCCAAAGTGAATACATAGATCGCATCGGTTTTAACCTCTGTGATTCCACGGTCAACTAAAAGTGAATCACCGTCCGCGAAGGTGCCCGACATGCTGTCGCCGTCGCCTGTGATGATCGCCAGGTTTTCGACTTTCGAGAAGGTGAGCCCCTGCATTTTCAGCCAATCGAGGTGCACTGTCATGTCGTGGATGACTTCGATGTGCATGTACGGGGCGGCTTTGCCAGTACCCATTGATGCCGCGATATCGAGATGCGGTATCAAAACGAAATTCTTGTCTTTGAGCGGGCGCGCGGGAAGGGTGATCACGTTGTCGGGGGCCTTCGCTTTGGTGGCTTCCGATGGTGGTGATGTGAGGGTGCCTGACGCGAGCCCGATCTTGACCTCAAGAGTGAGGGCAGCCTTCTCCCCCAGCTTGCGGTGGCCGTTCAGCAGCTGCGACAGGTACGACGCATCCAGGTCATGAGCCTCGGCGAATTCCTTCTGGCTCATGGTCCCCATGATCTTGCGGAGGGAGGCGATACGCCTTTCGTTGATATCCATACGACGATGATTGCTTTCCGTTAGCAAACAGTAAATTACAAGGTGCTATTGCGTTGGTAATTAGCAATTGCTAATCTCGCCACCAATGGAGGTGCCTATGACACTCAGCGAATACCTAAGAACGATGGATAAGCCCGGACTTGAGGCTTTCGCGCGTAGCTGCGGAACGTCGGTTGGCCAGCTGAAGCAAGTGGCCTACGGGAATCGGCGAGCGAGTGCGGGTCTGGCCGTCAGCCTGGATAGAGAAACGGCAGGGGCGATTCGCTGCGAGTTGCTGCGACCGGATATTGACTGGGCATACCTGAGACAAGGCAGCGCGCCTGGGGAGGAAGTTAGTCGCGGCGCGGATGATTTTCGCGGTGATGACCAAAGCAGTAACAGTAAAGAACGCTGAGCCGGGACTCTCACCTCCCGACTCAGCTATGAGGGTGCAATGCACCACCACTCCCGTCATCCGGCGGGCTCTCACCACAAGATATGCCGGATGACTGTTACCACATGCCGTGCCCGCACAGCACGCTAAGCACGGCACATCGGTCGTGGCTGTAGGATAGGTCTTACCTATTCCTGTGGCTACACCGTTAATCGAGGTTTAACGGTTATGAGTCGCATCAATACTCTGCCGGACAGCGGTCCGGCCCTTTCCCTCCGCCACGCGCTCTATCGCGCTGGTCGCGAATACAAAGGCGGTATCACCCGCCTGGCCTTTGAGATGGGCATGGACCTGGATGCCCTGCAGAAGAAGCTCAAACACGACGAAGAACGCCGCTGGCTCACCCCAGATGAACTGGAAGAGGTCCTGCAATGGACCTCCGACAAGCGCGTGCTCGATGCACTGGGGAGGGCGGCTGGGGTTGTCTGGTATCGCCCGCAGCCAGTGCCCGCCACCAATGAGCAGCTCAAGGCTGTAGCGCAGTTGCTGGAAGAGGCGGCTCAGTTCGTGAGTAGCATGCATGAAGGTGCAGCCGACAATGTGTGGGAGCTGCATGAGGTCCAGAAGCTGGAAGCCTGCGGCATGGACGTGATTCGTCAGGTGCTCGCCATCACCGCAGGTGCGCGTCATGCGATGGAGGACCAGGTCAATGGCTAACGTTCCTGATCCGCTCGACATGGCCACCGAACAGGCCGAACGCTTCCTGCAAGCTGCCCTGGATCGACACGCTCGGCGTCCGGTCAGAGCGAGCGCTCAATTCTGCGACGACTGCGATGAAGCCATCCCGCTGCTGCGTCAGCAACTCGTTCAGGGTTGCGAGACTTGCACCAGTTGCCAAGAGCTGCGGGAGCGGCGCCGATGACCAATCGCCCAACATCAACTACGGCCGAATGGGCGCGGCGCTATGTCGATACTTTCGGTCTGGCTCTGGTTCCGATCGAGCCAGGCGAGAAGGCGCCAAAGGGTAATGGCTGGAACAAGCTGGGTGGTTACTTCACCGACGCTGCCGCTGCCGAGGGCTTCTGGCAGAAACACCCTGGCCACAACCTGGGCGTTGTGCTCGGGCCCAGCCGGGTCTGCTCGCTGGACGTCGATGATGTAGAGCTGACTCGAATGGCTCTGCAGCAGACGCTTGGAATGGACGTCGATGCGATCGCGGCAGCTCACCCGACGACAGTGGGCAATCCTGCTCGCTTTCGCGTCATGTTCCGAGTCCCGGACGGGATTGAGCTGACGCGTCATTCGCTGGTGTGGCCGAACAAAAACGACCCGGACGGCACCATCTACAAAGGGCTCATGGTCCAGGTTAAGGCTGCTGTCGATGACGGTGATGCTGCTCGAGAGGCGGCGTATCGCATGGCGGCTGAGCCTTTCAAGAAAGTCACTGTCTTCGAGCTTCGTGGCGGCCTGGTCCAGGACGTGTTGCCGCCGTCCATTCATCCGGGCACTGGCAAGCCCTACACCTGGCGTAATCCGCCATCTGCTGACGGCTTGCCGGATTTGCCTGCGGAACTCTTGGCCATATGGCAAGGGTGGGATGAGTTCAAGCAGCAGGCAGAGGCGGTGTGTCCGTGGCGACCCAAACCGCTGCTGGCCCCAGTTCGCCCCGCTCCAGTTTCGAGCGCCGCGGTTGCCAGATCCGGACAGCCGTTGCCAGAGGTCATCCCCGAATTCAACCGCCGGCACGACATCGCCACTTTGATCGAAGCGCATGGTTACAAGCGTGTTGACGGCAAGTGGCTGTGCCCGCAAAGCAGTAGCGGCCTACCTGGGGTCACCATCAGCGACGGCAAGCTCTACTCGCACCACAGCTCTGACCCGCTGGGCAATGGGCACAAGAACGATGCCTTCGACGTTTTCTGCATCTTGATGCATGACGGCGACCGACGGGCGGCCACCAGGGAGGCGGCGCGCATCCTTGGTCTTGATGCGAAGTCGCGTCCGCCGGCACCCCCGCCGCTGGGCCAACTCCCCCGCGCCCCTCTGGCAGATGAGCCGGAGGGCCAGTCGGATGATAGTGCTGAGCAAGTTGAGCAGCTTCCCCACACCCCATCGGACGAGAGCGCCGCCAGCTCGGCCTCATCCTCGGCCCAGGGGGGTGAGGGGGTGGATGGGCAGGTGTTGAAGAGTGCGCTGCGCCGGTTCGCCCTGGTCGAGGGCTCTACCAATGTATGGGACCTAGACAAGGGCCAGTCAATGAAGCGGGCCGGCTTTGAAGCGCTGGTGGGGAAGCCCCTGGCTAAGCAGTGGATCGACCGGACCGACAAGAAGCTGGTTTCGCTCGACCAAGTGAAAGAGCTTGAGCAAGTGAAGCGCTTGGCGGCAAAAAAAGGTGGTGCGTTAAAGCTGGACCCCATCGAGCGTTACGTCTACATCGACGGCACTAAAGATGTCTGGGACCGTGAGAAGAAACGACGAATCCCAGAGGGTGCTGTGAAGATGGCCCTGGGCGACGAGTACAAGTGGTGGCTGAACAGCCAGGATCGGCGCGTTGTTGACGTCGACCACATCGTGTTCGACCCGACGATGACCAAGGATCCTGCCGTTTACATCAACACGTTTGAGGGCTTGCCGCTTGAGCCTGTGCGGAATGATGAGGCTTGCGAGAACCTGCGCTGGCTTATCAGTTTCTTGTGCAACCACGACGCGGAGGCGCTCGGCTGGCTGGTGAAGTGGCTTGCATACCCCCTGCAGAACATGGGCGCGAAGATGGATACGGCGGTGCTGTTCCACTCCACGATGGAAGGTTCGGGCAAGAGCCTCATGTTCGCGGATGTGATGGGGGAGCTATACGGCCAGTACGGTGCAACGGTGGGGCAGACGCAGTTGGAGGGTAACTTCAACGCCTGGCAGAGCCGCAAGCTATGGGCTGTGTTCGAGGAAGTCGTCAGCCGCGATCAGCGCTACAACCAGGTCGGTAAGATCAAGCACATGATCACCGGCAAGACGGTGCGCATGGAGTCGAAGTTCATCAACGGTTGGGAGGAAGCCAACCACATGAACTCGGCGTTCTTGAGCAACGAAATCATGCCTTGGCCAATCAGTGAAGACGATCGACGCATGCTGGTGATGTGGCCGTTGGAGACTTTGCCGCCTGAGCGGCAGAAGGCTATCAGCCGGGAACTGGCCAATGGTGGTGTCTCGGCGCTGTACGGTTGGTTGCTCGATGTTGATCTGGGCGAATTCAACCAGCGTACCCGGCCGCCTAAAACAGAGGCTCGCCAACGGCTGGTCGAGCTGAGCCGTACAGCCTGGCAAACCTTCTTCTATCTGTGGCGCGCTGGTGAGCTGGGGCGAGGGTTGTGGGGCTGCGCCCTGAGTACCGATGTGTACGCGATGTTCATCGAGTGGTGTTCGCACAACCGGGAAAACGCCATGAGTCAGACCAAATTTTCGCTGATGGTGAGCGCCAAGGTTGAGAAGACGCGGGCGATCCCCTGGTCGGATGGCAGCCAGCGGCGGTTCGCCGCGTTCTTCTTCCCGAGCGATGGCGATCCTTCCCTGCCCCCATCTCTGCAGTCGGCCGAGCTGGGCAAGAACGTCGTTGAGTGGCGTGCCCGGGCGAAACTGGCCGGCTGGAACGTGGACGGCTGGGACCATGTGAAAAGGGTGCTTGCAGCATGACGACGTCGCTAAGTGTGTTGGGTGTGTTGGGTTTGTGTTGGGTTCATTCGGGCAACTCAACACAGCGCGGATCCCCGGAATCATTGGCTTACAGGGTATGTGTGTTGGGTGTGTTGGGTTTTCTCGCGCGCGCGCGAATGCGCGTGATTTCTCAAGGCTTCATTCCAATCAGAAAAAAACTCTATGCGAGGACTGAAATACCCAACAAACCCAACACACCCAACACACTTCCTATTAATACATTGATTTTATTAGTTTTTATTTGTGTTGGGTTTGTGTTGGGTTGCCGAAAAGTGTGTTGGGTGTGGGATTGTGGGGGGATTCAGTGATGACCGTAGAATCCGAACGCCTGCAACTGGTTGAAGGGTTGATGCAGCACTGGGCTGAGCAGCGTGCGCTACTCGGGCATGACGCTGGCCTGGGCAGCCAGATGGGCAGCATCATGGAGTGGAAGGGCGCTGCACCGCGAGGTGGAGTCGCTGGGGCAAGGATCCTGATCGGCGGTGCAGGCCTGGATCACTCGGCCGCTGAGATCGATGCGGCGGTGGCGGAGCTTGGGCGCCGCGACAAGCGTGGTGCCGTCCTGGCTGAGCTGGCAACCTACCGATACCTTCACGGCGCCCCCATTCGGGAGCAGATGCGTGCGGTAGGACTCGCGGAGGACGCCGACCGCACCTATCGCAACTGGGTGAAGGCCATGCACTTGCAGGTACTGGCCATCCTGATTGCTCGCTCTGGGCCTAGCCGACGCCATACCGTTCGTCGGTTCACTATGCGCCGTGTGTGCGCCGAGGATGCGCCGAAGTAGCGTCAAAGCGGAGTACCGAAAATTGCCTCTTTTCGGTTTTTCCGGTGGCATGTAAAAAGGCGCCACGATATGAAAAGTGCGCTTAGGCGCTTCCCCTACAAGCACTGTGCTGTGCAACCCGTCCCGACCTGTCGGTGCATTGAGAACCCTGCCATCTGGCGGGGTTTTCTTTTTCCGGCGCCGTGCTTTGCCAATGAGGCTTACATGAACAGCGAGCAACAAGCGTTAGCCGAGATACCGATCTGGATGGTGATCGTGCTGTCCCTGATCGGCGGTGTATCGGGAGAGATGTGGCGGGCTGACAAGGCCGGCGCTCGAGGTTGGGGTCTGGTCCGGCGCCTGGCGTTACGGTCGGGCGCCTGCGTCACCTGCGGAGTAGCGACCAACATGCTGCTGTATGCCCTCGGCCTTTCGGTGTGGGCGGCAGCAGCGGTGGGTTGCTTGACCGCGATGGCGGGTGCAGACGTTGCAATCAATCTGTATGAGCGTTGGGCTGCCAAGCGCCTGGGTCTGGCTCAGGTCCCGCCGGCTACCCATGAAGGGTAACGAGCGACGAGGAAGCAGTGCTTCCCGTGGGTACGGTTATCGCTGGCGGTTGGCTCGCGAGGTCTTTCTGGGGAACAACCCGTTCTGCAGTATGTGCTCGATTGATCACCGCCCGGTCGCGGCCTGCGTAGTCGACCACAAGATCCCTCCCCGCCTGCAAGAGGCGAAAGCAAGCGGTGACGCCGAGAAGATTCGGGCGGCCTGGAAGCTGTTCTGGGATCAAGCCAACTGGCAGCCCCTGTGCAAGCTTTGCCATGACTCGGTGAAGCAGCGGCTGGAGCGCAGCGGGCGGATCGCTGGTTGCGATGCTTCGGGCCTGCCACTGGATCCCCGGCACCACTGGAACCGGCGCTGACCGTCGCGCCTCGGACCCCCGCCCTGACCTGCCGGGGCAGGGGGGGTAAAAAACATTTTCGTCCCTCGCTCGTTGACCGCTTGCCCCACTCCGTGTGCAAAACCGGGAAAAATGAGGGAGGGGGGGTATCAGATATGGAGGTTTCCAATGGCTGGGAACGGTAATTCTGGCAGGCCACCACTGCCGGCTTCGGTGCATTTGCTTCGAGGTAACGCGAGCAAGCTTTCGGCGTCCGAGCTGATGCACGAGGTGAAAGAACCGCCCGTCCCGGTTGCAGCACCGCCCATGCCAGATTTTTTGGTCGGCGATGCGGTGGCGGAATGGAATCGCATAGTCGAGGCATTGATAGCTTTGGGTTGGCTATCGAAACTCGACCTGATGGCGTTGGCAACCTACTGCCAGGCCTACGGAGATTGGCTGCGATTCCAGCGGCTGATCGCCGAGCGCAATGCTCAGTCAGCCGATGGGTTGGGCGGTGAGGTGCAGACTTTCAAGACCGGTGCCCAGCAAACCCACGTGTTGCGGCAGCTGGCCAACGACGCTGAGAAGCGGGCCAACGCCGCCGCTGCCCAGTTTGGGCTGTCGCCACTGGCGCGTCGGAACATGAAGGCCGCCCCGGTGGCGCAAGGAGAACTGTTCCCGAATGCTGAACGAGACGCTGCCGCCAAGTATTTCGCCTGACTGCCGGGTAAAAGGATTCGCTGACAGGGTGCTGGCCGGCTCATTGGTCGCCGGGCCAGATGTGCGCAATGCGGCCCGCCGTCATTTGCAGGATCTGGAAAGAGGACATGAGCGCGGGCTGGTGTGGAATGCTGACGCCGCCCAGCGGGCAATTGGATTCTTCGAGGACGTGCTCTGCCTCAATGGCGGCGACTATGAAGGCCTTCCGTTTCGGCTCGCTCCCTGGCAAGCGTTCATTGTGGGCAGCCTGTTTGGTTGGTACACCGATGATGGCTACCGCCGATTTCGCCAAGCGTACATCGAGACGGGCAAAGGCTCGGGCAAGTCGCCACTGGTTGGCGGGATCGGCTTGTATGGATTGACCGCTGATGCAGAGCAACGCGCAGAGGTGTACGCAGCGGCGACCAAGAAAGACCAAGCAGCAATCCTGTTTCGAGACGCAGTCAGCATGGTCAACATGTCACCGCACCTCTCAGCCCGCCTGGTGCAGTCGGGTCGGGATGAGAAAGTGTGGAACCTGTTTTACCCGAACACCAACAGTTTCTTCCGCCCGATCAGCGCGGACGAAGGCCAGTCCGGCCCCCGGCCTCATGTTGCGCTGATTGATGAGCTGCACGAGCACAAGACCGCCACCGTAGTGAACCTCATGCGGGCGGGTACGAAGTTCCGGCGTCGCGCCCTCATCGTGATGATCACCAACAGTGGCTCAGACAAGAAATCTGTGTGCGGTCAGTACCACGACTTGGGCATTCGGATATGCGAGGGCAAGGAACACAACGATGCATTCTTTGCCTTTGTCTGCTCGCTGGACCTGGGTGATGACCCGTTCAAGGATGAGTCGTGCTGGGCGAAAGTGAACCCGTCGTTGGACTTCATTTTAGATGGCCAGACTGATGGGATCCCTGGCCGAAAGTACTTGCGCGAGCAGGTGCAGGAAGCGAAGGGGTTGCCGGCCAAGGAGGCCGTAGTCAGGCGCCTGAACTTCTGCGAATGGACGCAGGCGACATCGCCCTGGCTGTCGTGGGATATCTGGAGCCAGGCTGCCGAGCGTGTGCCTATGCGCGTGCTGCGCAACCGCCCCTGCGTTGGTGGGTTGGACCTTGCGAGCACCACCGACCTCACGGCGTTCGTGCTCATGTTCAGCCCAACGCCAAGCGATCCGCACTGGCGATCACTGTCTTACTTCTGGATCCCGGACGACGATCTGGCGGGCCGTGAGAAACGCGACCGCGTCCCTTACCTGCAGTGGCTCAAGGAAGGCCATCTGGAAACCACACCGGGGCGGGCGATCAGCAAACTGCATGTCCTGCGGCGCCTGCAAACCATCTGCGATTACTTCGATGTCCGGCGGATCGCTTACGACCGCTGGCGGATCGAGGACCTGCTGCAGCTGCAGCTGGACAACGACATAACGCTACCCGAGCTGGCGCCGTTTGGCCAAGGCTTCAAGGATATGGGGCCGGCGGTTGATGAGTTCGAACGCCGGTTGCTGGGTCGTAAGGCCACGGAGACGGACGTGATTGAACTCAGTCCGGATGACTACGAGGTCGTCAGCGAGGTCGAGGTACAAACCGAGCTGGTCGAGACCCTGCTGCACGATGACAACCCGGTGATGACCTGGTGC